TGCAGAATTAGGAAAAGTATGCGATAATTATACTGAAAAGTTTCAGTGGTCTTCTAAAAGTCATAATATGTGGGGGTTGAACACAACCTTCAATATACAGAAGTATAATCCTGGTGAAGGATTCTTCCAATGGCATATGGAAAGAAGTTCTCCAAAGAATTTAAATTCTTTACGTCATCTAGTGTTTATGACATATTTAAATACTGTGACTGATGGTGGAGAAACTGAATGGTATCATCAACGATTAAAGTTACAACCAGTGAAAGGATTAACTGTCATTTGGCCCTGTGATTGGACACATGTTCATCGTGGTGTTACATCACCAACTCAAGTTAAGTATATAACTACAGGGTGGTATACTTATACTTTAGAGGGATTTGATTATACAGAATTCAATGGGGGTTAAATGATACTAGATTATTCTTATTGGTATTTCAAAGGTATCATTAGCCCTGAAATATGTGATCGTATTATTAATATTGGAAAGGATAAGATTCCTCAATTAGGAATGACATCAAAGTACAAGTATAAAGAAGATGGTGAATATAAAGAAGAAGATAAGCAACATGTTCTTAAGACTAGGAACTCAAATGTATCATGGATAAATGAACCTTGGTTGTTTAATAAAATACGTCCTCTAATACAAAGGGCAAATGAACAGGCAGGATGGAATTTTGAATGGGACTATACAGAATCAGCACAATTTACAGTATATAATAAAGGGCAATTTTATGATTGGCATCCCGATCAAGCAAGTAAACCTTATACAGATAAAGATCAAAGAGAAGGTAAATATAGAAAGTTATCTTGCACTTTATTATTAAATGATCCTCAAGAATTTGAGGGTGGTGATTTAGAGTTTCAAGTAGAACAAAAGAAGACTATGGTATGCACAGAAATCGACTGTAAGGGGTCTCTAGTTGTGTTTCCATCCTTCGTATTACATAGAGTACTTCCCGTGACACGGGGGACTAGGTACTCATTAGTCATGTGGCATTTGGGGTATCCATTTAAATGATTTACATAACACAGAATAAATCGGTAATAGATCTTACACCTGAACTTATTGAATGGTTCAAGTCTAGTATATTGCGTACATATATCTGGGATGAAACTAGAGTATTATGTATGGATAAGTTTGGTATTGGTAGAGAGGATTTACCAGACATATATTATAAGTTTGCTGATCTATGTAAGGAAATTAAATCTGAAGTATCTGGTGATGATAGGTTCAATGTATTACAGAATGTAGAGATTGTTAAGTATCCTGCTGGTGCAGCAAAAGGGTATCATTATGATAGAACAAGACCAACAACTACTGGAGCATCAATTACATATCTCAATGATGATTATATTGGTGGACATACTATAGTTGAAGGTATAGATGTTCAACCTATCGCAGGTAGAACAATATTATTTGATGGATTAGAATATAGACATGCAGTTAGTAATGTACTTAAGAATGATAGATATACCATATCAATGTGGTATGGTTCTGATCCTACTCTACCACTCAATCAAGAGTTCTTGGAGATATAATTATGGAGGTAATTGTGACTGATACTACAAAGGTAATTGATAACTTTTTAGCAAGACCATTGTTTGAAAAGATTCGAGATGAACTGTTAGATTCTCAATCAGTTCCTTGGTTTCATCAGAAGAATATATCTGGTGTGCGTGATGAAGAGAATTTATATTTTACACATTTAATATTTGCTGAACATAAAAGAACAAGTAATAAGTTTCATTGTATAGAACCATTACTACAATTCATAGGATGTCATGCTCTAGTAAGAGTAAAGATGAATATGTATCCTAGAACAGATAAATTAGTTCATCATGAGGATCATGTTGATTATGATTATCCTCATGCAGCAGCATTATTTTCTCTTAATACATGTGATGGTGCTACAGTTATTGATGGTAGAGAGATACAATCTATTGAGAATAGAATGATATTATTTGATCCAACAATTAAACATCATAGTACAAATTGTACTAACACACAGTTTAGAGCAAATATTAATATAAACTATTTCTAATGGCAACTCATCAATTACTTAATCCAAGAGAGATATATACATTCTCTAATTATGTTAATCTTCCTATGAAGATTGATAAGGAATGGGTTGTATCTAATACATTACCATTGACTGAATCATTATGGGATATTTTCAAACAAGAGTTTAATATTTTGGCAGATTTGGAGTCAATAGTAGAGGTAGAAGATAAGAATGTATCATCTAATGGTAAGTTTACATCTGTATTATGTTTAAGAACAGGTAACATGTATAACTTCTGTTATGAAATACAAGAAGATGATGGTGAAAATTGGATGATACCAAAAGAAATGTATTTTTCTCATGCTCTAGTTTTTACATGGTTTCATGTGAGGGAGATTGATAATGTACAATATATTTTTTGATAAGGTCAATGATCTACCATTTATATGGGTCAGGGATTTATATAATAAAGATCAATTAACAGATATATTTGAGGAGTTAGATTTCCTTTTAGGTATTGAAAGATATAAAGATCCAGAACATCCTGATGGACCTGAAACAGCATATGATCCAGAAGGTAATGTATTAAAACATGGTAAAGGTGTCTATCTTGATAGAGCATATAAAGATAGAGATATGTCTATTATATTAAAACATAATAGAATATTATTTGATAAAGAATTTACAACAGAATTAGCAAAGTATCATCCATTGTTTAGATTTGTTGGAAAGTGTACAGGTGATAATACAAAGATTCATTATTTTGTAGATGGTGATTATTATAAACCTCATGTAGATGGATGCACTATTAGTGCAGTAACTTGGTTCCATAAGAAACCAAAAGCATATACTGGTGGTGATATAATATTAGAACATAAATATAAACTCCCTTGTTTAAATAATTCTATGGTGATATTCCCTGCTATTATGTGGCATGAAGTTACTAAAGTAGTAATGCCAAATAATGAATATGGTATGGGAAGATATTCAATGAGTCAGTTTTTAACATTATGAATATTATACAGTTTGAAAATGAACCAGCAAAGACTATCTTTGCTCCAGTATTTAAGTTTGATATGTATGAAGATCATGTAGATCTACAAGATATTAAATCTATAATATTATCAAAAGAAAGAGAAGTAATTAATAACAATCCATATACACATGATTGGAATACTGGATTAGGTTCTAATAGTATGACATCACGATCTAATTGTTATAATCTTCTTGATTGGCAAGAGGCATATTATATGAGAGAAATTATTAGATCAGCACATGATAATTATATTACAACACTTGATAATAATAAATGGGAGGATAAAATATATGTTCAATGTTGGGCAAATGTTCTTCGTAAGGGTGAAAAGTTAAAACAACATCAACATTGGACAAGTGAATACACATACCTTGGTGGTCATATATGTTTAGATGAATATGATACTAAAACTCATTATGTAAATCCATATACTAGACAAACATATCCATCTGATAATTGTAAAGGAAAGATCACATTATTTCCTAATTGGATGGAACATTATACAGATCCTTATGAAGGTGATGATGTAAGAGTATCAATAGCATTTGATATTATCACACAAATAGTATATGATGAAGATATATTTGATGAGAAGAAAGATCATTGGGTTCAATTATGAAAACTGATGATCTATTAGTAGCATTTGATATGGTAACTAAAGATGTGCCTATGGTGTATGATCTAACAGTAACAACTCCACCTGCTGATTTAATAAAGCAAAGGGCACAAGATCATTACAATACAAGTAAACCAGAGTCATTTAATAATCAATTTAAACTATCAGATAAATGTAAATCAATTATTGTATGGAATGTATTCAGTACAGTAGCATTTGATTACACTTATAAGAATAAGTTCTTACCTGAAGTAATTGAGTATCTAAACTTAAGGTATAGTAATGAAGGTTATACTTTTGGATATGATGATTATTCTCTTAATAGAAAACAATTTGCAATAAGATCAGGTGCAGCAACATTAGCAAAGACATCATTAGCATTTCATAAAAGATTTGGAATGAACTATAAAATAGATTTAATCTTTACTAATGCTATATTTGAGGATGCAGTTGTTGTTGATGGTGAACCTCACTATAGTAATTGTCTTGGATGTGATGCACCTTGTGAATCTAAATGTCCTATGGGATGTACAATGAATTTTGATTTAGTTGATTGGGAAAAATGTGCTAACTTTGTAGATACACCTGAAGCATTTAAAGATCTTGATAGTATTTGTAGAATATGTCAGGATTCTT